GCAAAAGGATATCATGACGATATGGTTATGAATTGTGTATTATTTTCATGGTTTGTAACCACTGAATTTTTTTATCACTTAACAAATTCGCAAGTTAAAGACTTATTATATTCGGAACAACAAAAATTGATTGAAGATGACATGCTACCAGCTGGAATATTCGGTTCAACTACTTCAGAGGTAGAAGAAGTAACATTCGTAGATACAGAAGGGGATAGATGGTTTTCGGTAAATTAATCATTGTTGAGAATAATAAACTTATAAATAAAACAGAGTAACAAAACTTTTTACATTAACAGGAGAAAAGTATGGCATTTCAAGTATCACCAGGCGTTCAGGTCTCAGAAATAGACCTAACAAATGTTGTTCCCGCCGTATCGTCAACTACAGGTGCATTCGCTGGGACATTTCAATGGGGCCCTGTTGATGAAGTAGTAACAGTTTCAGACAGTAAGGGTTTAGTGAATACATTCTTTACACCTGCCAATACAAATGCTGGAGCTGAAGACTTTTATTCAGCAGAAGCATTTCTTAAGTATGGGTCATCACTAAGAGTGGTGAGAATCAATTCAACTGGACTTTTTAGTGCAAACCAAGCTGCAAACGGTTCAACCCTTCTAAAACATCATTCCGACTACGAATCTACTTATAGAGATGGTGGTCAAAATGGAACAGTTGGTAGATGGGTAGCAAGATGTGCAGGTGCATTAGGAAACTCAATTAAGGTTTCTGTTTGTGCATCATCAGGAGCATATTTCAGTGCAGCGGTAACAACCACATCAGCAACATCAGCTAGTGGTTCAACTACAATTTCTGTCACAGATGCAGACGTATTTACAGTAAGAGATATCGTTAAGTTTGCAGGACACAATACAATGTATCGTGTAACTGCATTAGATAATTCTGTAGGTGCAGAAACAATCACAGTTGAAGCATTAAACAATCCAACAGGAACAGGATTAACAACATCAGTATCAAGTGGTGCAAACATAGACCGTTATTGGGAATTCTATGCATCATTTGATAAAGCACCAGGCTCTTCAGCAGGTGCAACTAACGCAGGTGCTGGACAGGACGAAATTCACATTGTAGTTGTAGACGAAGATGGTGCAATTTCAGGTGTTCGACACACAATTTTAGAAACATTCGGTTTCGTATCATTAGCATCAGACGCTAAAGATGCACAAGGACAATCAAACTACTATAGAAATGTAGTAGAAAGAGACTCACAGTGGGTATACTGGTCAGGTCACTCAACTGATATCTATGTTGCAGCTAATGATGACATCACACATGCAGAAGCAGTAACTTATAACGCAAACGCAGGATTCTCAAGACCTGGCGCACCTATCAATGATTCATTGTCAGGTGGTGCAGATGGTAGGTCACCTACAGCAGGTGAGAAGACTGGTGCATGGGATAACCATTATGCAGATGGAGAGTCAGTAGACATTTCTTTCATAATCGTAGGTTCAACTAGAACAGACGATGGAACAGGAACAGGCCAAGATACTGTATCAGACCACAACACAATAGTTAATCATGCAATTCAGATTTGTGAATCTAGAAAAGATTGTATGGTAATTAGTTCACCTAGAAGAACCTCAGTAGTAGGTGTTTCAAGTGAGTCTACACAATCAACTAATGTATTAACAGATGTATCTTCAGTAACTTCATCTTCATACGGAGTAATGGACTCAGGATGGGTATACACATATGACAGATACAACGATAGATATGTTTGGATTCCTGCAAACGGTCACACAGCAGGTATCATGGCAAGGTCAGACCTTCTAAGAGACCCATGGTTCTCACCAGCAGGTTTCTCAAGAGGACAATACTTAGGTATCACTAAACTTGCTTTCAACCCTAAGAAAGCATCTAGAGATGACCTATACAGAGGAAGAGTTAACCCCGTGGTTACATTCCCTGGCCAAGGAACAGTTTTATTTGGTGACAAAACCATGTTATCAACACCTTCTGCATTCGATAGAATTAACGTAAGAAGACTGTTCATCGTATTAGAGAAAGCAATTGCAACAGCAGCTAAAGCACAACTCTTTGAATTCAATGATGCATTCACAAGAGCACAATTTAGAAGTGCAGTTGAACCTTTCTTAAGAGATGTGAAGAACAGAAGAGGACTTGTAGACTTCTCAGTGATTTGTGACGAAACAAATAATACTGACACAGTGATTGACAGAAACGAATTTGTTTGTTCAATCTTTGTGAAACCTGCAAGATCAATCAACTTCATTACTTTAAATTTCGTAGCAGCTAGAAGTGGTGTTAACTTCGAAGAAATCTACGGAGCAGTTTAAGGAGTAAAGACGAATGGCAACAATAGATCAATTTAAAGCACAGTTAATCGGTGGTGGCCCAAGAGCAAACCGATTCAAAATCTTTATTCCTCGTGCAGGAGATAAAATCGAATTCCTTGCAAAGGCTGGTAACATTCCTTCTGCAACACTTGGTGTTGTAGAGGTGCAATGGAGAGGTTCAGTCCTCAAACTTGCTGGAGATAGAACTTTCGAAAACTGGACAGTATCAATCATCAACGATGTAGAATTCTCTGCAAGAACAGCTTTAGAAGCATGGCAGACAGAAATTCAAGAACTTGGTGGTGGTAACGGTTCAACTACAACAGACTATTTGATTTCAAGAGCATTTGTAGAACAGTTAGGTAAAGATGATTCAGTCCTTGCAAGATATGAATTCTTCAACATGTTCCCTGTAAATATAGGTGCAATCGAACTATCTCATGAGACAGTCGATTCATTGGAGCAGTTTGATGTGGAATTCGCATTCTCTCACTGGGAAAGAGTTATTTAATTTAGTGAATTTAACACCTAAAAGGGTGTTATAAATAATAGTATGGAAATATTTGGGTTTGAAATTACTCGTAAGAAAGACGAGTTAAGAAACATCGAAGTTACAAAAGCACCGTCTTTTGTGCCTCCTTTGGACGATGATGGGACTCCTGTCATTGCCCAACAGCCTGGTGGTTTTATCACTGGTGGAGCATATGGTGCTTTCGTAGATTTTGAAGGTAATATAAAGAATGAGGTAGAACTCATTCGTAGATACCGTGAAACATCTTTAATACCTGAAGTTGATTCAGCAATTGAAGATATAGTCAATGAGTGTATCACTTCTGATTCAGCAGACAGAATTGTGTCACTCGATCTCAGAGATGTTAAACTCTCTGATAGTATCAAGAAAAAGATACAAGACGAGTTTGCACACATCCTATCTTTAATGAAGTTCAATCAGAACTCTCATGAAATCGTCAGAAAGTGGTATATTGATGGAAGAATTTACTTCCATAAAGTTGTTGACCCTGCAAGACCCAATGCAGGTATTGTTGATATTAGGGCAATTGACCCTCTTAAAATTAAGAAGGTTAGAAACGTAGAGAAAGACAAAGACCCTAAAACAAAAATAGAAAAAATTAAAAAAGTTGAAGAGTTCTACGTATTCAACGACAAAGGTTTCGATAAGAGTGGCACTATTGATGGTGCAGCTCTTAAAATTGCACCTGAGGCAGTGTCTTACACTACTTCAGGATTACTTGACTACACTAAAAATGTAGTAGTTGGGTATCTGCATAAGGCATTGAAAACTGCAAATCAGTTGTCAATGATGGAAGATGCACTTGTTATCTATAGGATATCAAGAGCTCCTGAAAGAAGAATCTTCTACATTGACGTAGGTAACTTACCTAAAGCAAAAGCAGAACAATACCTTGCAGATGTAATGAACAAGTATAGAAATAAACTTGTTTACAATGCACAGACAGGTGAGATTAAAGATGATCGTAAACACATGTCTATGTTAGAAGATTTTTGGTTACCACGAAGAGAAGGTGGTAGAGGAACAGAGATATCAACTCTGCCTGGCGGTCAAAACCTGTCAGAGATTGACGATATTGACTACTTTAAGAAGAAGTTATATCGTGCATTAAATGTTCCTGTATCTAGAATGGAAGCAGACAATGGATTTAACATGGGTCGTGCTTCAGAGATTTCTAGAGATGAACTTAAGTTTAATAAGTTCACAAACAGACTTCAGAAGAAGTTTGCAAGAGTTTTTACAGATATTCTTAAAACTCAATTGATTTTAAAGAATATCGTTAGTGGTGAAGAGTATGAGTCTTTTAAAGATTTCATTCTCTACGATTTTGCAACTGACAACCATTTTACAGAGTTGAAAGAAAGTGAAATCATGAGAGAAAGATTCGACACTTTATCACAAGCATCAGAGTATGTTGGTAAATACTTCTCAAATGAATATGTTAGGAAGTATATACTAAGACAAACAGAAGATGAAATTAAACTCATCGACCAACAGATTGCATCTGAAAAAGAAGCAGGTGAAGGTGATGAGGACGAACAAGGTCTTGATTTTTAGGAGTAAAGTATGAGTGAAGTCGCAAATAAAATTGTAGATGCAATTCAGAACAGTGAATTAAGTGATGCAAAAGAACTTGTATTTCAAGGAATGAAAGAGAAAGCTGCAAGTGCAGTAGACATGAAAAGAGTTGAAATGCAGGTTGACTGGATATCTGACAAAGAGGTAGATACAGAGTAATGAAAACATTCTCTCAGATTAGAACAGAATTGAACGAAGCAAAGTTCAAAATCCCTTCAGGTGAAAAAGAACTGAAAAGGGATGTTGTTCGTTCAGGGAGTAAAAAGTTTGAGTTAGTTTTTGTTCAGAATAAAAAGAAAAAAATAGAAGTGTATCTAGATGGGAATAATTTTGGACAGGAGTTCAAAGACCTAAAAGATGCAGAAAAAGAAATGAAAGACATCAGAGGAGTTTTATCACAAATGGAAGATTTCTCTATGGATGAATTTAAGGAGTTTTTCAATGAAGTTAATATCTGAATTTAACGACTATGCCATTTCACCTGTTATCGTTGAACAAAACGAGAAAGGACAAAAAGAATACTTTATCGAAGGAGTGTTCATGCAATCTGAAATTAAAAACAGAAATGGACGTGTTTATCCAAAAGATATCATGTTAAAAGAAGTTAACAGATATAAAAAGACATTCATTGACCAAAAACGTGCATTCGGTGAGTTAGGACATCCTGACGGGCCAACAATCAATTTAGACAGAGTTTCACATCTTATTACATCATTAGAAGAAGATGGTAATAATTTTGTGGGACGTGCAAAAATTTTATCTACACCAAACGGTATGATTGTGAGAAATCTTATCGATGATGGTGCAAAACTAGGTGTATCATCAAGAGGTCTAGGTTCACTAGAGCAAAAAGGTGGTTCACAATACGTTAAAAATGATTTCCAATTAGCAACTGCAGCTGACATAGTTGCAGACCCATCTGCACCTGAAGCATTTGTCGAAGGTATAATGGAAGGTGTTGAATGGATTTATGAAAATGGAAGACTTAAATCTCTCAATGTTGAACAGATGAGAGACCAATTAATGACCACAAAACGTCATAAATTGGAAGAAACTAAGTTAAATCTATGGAAAAGGTTCGTTGAGAATCTATAACATATAAATAAAAAAGAAAACTCAAACAGGAGAATAAAATGGCAGAGTTAGAAAAAAACCTAGAAGCTACAGAGGAAGTAGTTGCTGAAGAACAGCAACCTGATTCTAAAGCTGATAAAGGGGACAAAAAACCTGTAAAACAAGGTTCATCTGATGCCGCTAAAATTGAAAGTGGTAAAGGTGTAGTCGTCAAACCTGAAGTAAATCCTGTTGACAAAGCTGTAGATTCAGTTCATAAAGCTGAAGACGGAGTTAAACCTGTTAAGGGTGATGACCAACAAAAAGGTGCATCAGCTCCTGAAAAAGGTTCAAAACTAAAAGAAGGTGAAGAAGATTCTAAAAAAGATGAAGTTAAACTTTCTAAAATGGAATCCATCAAGGCTATCGTCAACACAATGAAGGAAATGAATAAGGAAGAACTTCAGAAAGCTTTTGGTTCAGTATCAGAAGAAGAAGTTGACGAGTCCTTGACAAAGGCAGAAGTCGCTAGAAAAATCGTAGAAACTTTAAAAGGCATGGACGAAGCAGATGTTGCTAAGTTCTCAGAGTCTTGGATGAAGAAAGGCGAAGAAGAAGAAGAGGAAGAAGAAGTGAAAAAAGAAGAAGTAGAAGTTGAAGAGTCAACTGAACTTGAATCTTCTTTAATAGAGATTGAGGTAGAAGACGACCTAAACGCAATCTCAGAAGCACTTGAACTTTCAGAAGAAAATGCTGAAAAAGCAAGAACAATCTTCAAAGCTGCAGTTCAATCTAAAGTTTCAGAAATTAAAGAACAACTAGAGTCACAATACTCTACAGAATTACAAACCTCAGTAGAAAAAGTCAAATCTGATTTATCAGAAGCAGTTGACAAGTATCTATCTTATTGCGCAGAAGAGTGGACGAAAGAAAACGAACTTGCAATCGAAAGAGGTTTGAGATCAGAAATGACCGAAAACTTTATCGAAGGATTAAAGACATTGTTCGTAGAACATTATGTTGACGTTCCTGAAGACAAGTATGATGTTATTGATGAACTCGCAAATCGTCTCGAAGAGATGGAATCAAAACTTGATGGTGAAGTATCCAAGAATATGGAAATCACTGAAGAGTTAGATTCTTTAAAGAGAGGCAACATAGTGAGACAGGCAGGTGAAGACTTAACTGAATCACAAAAGGAAAAACTTGAGTCACTAGCAAACGGTGTAGACTTCAAAGATGCAGAAGATTTCTCTGAGAAAATTTCTGAAATCAAAGAAGCATACTTCGGTGTTAGAGGTGAAGAGTTAGCTGAAGAAACTAAGATAGAAGAAGGAACTGGTTCTTTCGAAGATGAAAATTCTGAGAAAATACTAGACCCTACAATAGCTAAGTATTCTGCAGCACTTTCAAAACTTAAACCATTGGGATAATTTAAAGGAGAAATCTTAAATGTTTTTATCAGAAAACTTACAAGAAAAGTGGCAGCCCATTCTAGAACACTCTGATCTTCCAAAGATCGAAGACAACTACAAGAAAGCCGTTACTGCTGTAATCCTCGAAAACCAAGAGAAAGCTCTTAATGAAGATAGAGCTACTCTTTCAGAGGCAGCACCTTTGAATGCTACTGGAAGCTCTGCAATCAATAACTGGGATCCGATTTTGATCTCATTAGTGAGAAGAGCTATGCCAAATCTCGTTGCATACGACATTTGCGGTGTTCAACCAATGACAGGCCCTACAGGTCTTATCTTTGCTATGAAAGCAAGATACAACGATGACGAAGATGCCAATAGAGAAGACAAGTCAGAAGCTTTATTTAATGAAGCTAGAACTGGTTACTCTGCAGCAGCAGCTGCTGGTTCAACTTCGTTAGGTTCTGACCCTGTAGGTGACCCTTTTGATGCTACTGGCCCTGCTACTTATGCAGGTGACACAAGTGGTGGAATGACAACAGCGACTGCTGAAGCACTTGGTGATACATCAGGTAATGCTTTTGCTGAAATGGCATTCACAATCGAAAAGGCTACTGTTACTGCAAAATCCAGAGCGCTTAAAGCTGAATACACATTAGAACTTGCTCAAGACCTCAAAGCAATCCACGGTCTTGATGCAGAATCAGAACTTGCAAACATTCTTTCATCAGAAATTCTTGCAGAAATCAACCGTGAAGTTATCAGAAATGTTAACCTTCAAGGAAAAACAGGAGCTGCTGGAACAGCAGTGCCTGGCACATTCAACTTAGATGTTGATGCAAACGGTAGATGGTCTGTTGAGAAATTCAAAGGATTATTGTTCCAAATCGAAAGAGAATCAAATGTTATTGCTAAAGAAACAAGAAGAGGTAAAGGTAACTTTATCCTTTGTTCTTCAGACGTAGCATCTGCTCTTTCAATGGCTGGTGTATTAGATTACACACCTGCTCTTAACACTTCATTAAACGTTGATGATACTGGTAATACATTTGCTGGTCTTCTAAACGGAAGAGTTAAAGTATACATTGACCCTTATGCATCTGTTGACTACATGACAGTCGGATACAGAGGTTCAAACCCATACGACGCAGGTATGTTCTATTGCCCATACGTTCCATTACAAATGGTTCGTGCCGTTGGTGAGAACACTTTCCAACCTAAGATTGGTTTCAAAACTAGATACGGAATGGTATCTAACCCATTTGTTGGTTCAACACCAGCAGACGGTCTTGCAACAGCAGGAACAAACCAATACTACAGAAAGATGGCAGTATCTAACATTCTGTAAACAAAACAATAATTTAATTAATGTTTTAAGGGACTCTTCGGAGTCCCTTTTTTTTGCACTAAATAAAAGGTAGTCATGGTGACTACAATTACACATACACACACAGGAGAAAAATATGAGTAATACTAAATCAGGGTATGAAATTCGTGCCGACCTATTATCTCTCGCAGAGGGAATCATCATCAACAACATCGAAAATGAAAGACAGACCATTCATTCGTGGAATGACAATCATGCTGAGTCTAAAAAGGAAATACCTTTAAGGACTTACACAGCAC